CTGTAGCCTTCATACTCTTCATGGACAGCTGCTTTTGCTTCAGCCGCCATTTTATTAACATACTCATTATGCAGTCGCTGCATATCTTCATAGTTCCGGGCAATCTCCTCTTTAGCTTCCCGGACATGCTTTGCTTTTATTATTATTGTGGTAATAATAGCTGCAAGAGCTGCAAGCCCTAGAACAACCGGGTTTGTAAGCAATGCAAGCAGATCTGCTTTGGCTGCAACCAGAACGGGTTTTAGCAAAGTAAACGCCTTGGCTATCTGTGGTATTGCAACAAGCATCTTACCAACTCCAAAGAGCACCGGGCCTAATGCAGCCGCAATAGCCGCCCATTTGACTATGTTTTCTTTTTGTTCTTCATTTAAATCAGCAAGCCAGCTTGTGAAGCTTCTTATTACTTTTATGCCCTCCTGCAGAACAGGAAGAAGTACCTGCCCGAATTCAATACCCGCCTGTTTCAGTTCATCTTTGAGTATTCTAAGCTGATTGGTAGGGCTGTCAAGAGTTCTGGCCATATCTCCCTGGGCTTTGCTTGTCTGATCCATAATAGCAAGATACCGGGCCTGAACTTTTTGTGTTTCAGTGAGTTCGGCTCCAAGTTCTGCAATTCCATGTTCATATGCTGCTGTCTTTATGGTTGTGTCATTTACAAGTATCCCCAGCCGTTTCAGTGGTTCTGCTTCTCCGGATAATCCTGCTGAAAGCTTGGTGAAGGTATCCCCCGGATCAAGATTGTAGAAACTGGCCATGTCATAAGCTAGCTGGGTCATCCCTTTGCTCATGTCATATGCCGCCTGCTCACTGAGTCCCATGGAGTCCAGCATTACATTAAATGTGGACATCATTTTCCGGGTTTCATACTCATTCAGTCCAAGTTGTTCTCTAAGATCCTCACTCCATTTGCGGGCACTGTCTGCCATATTCCCCATGGATACGGTAAAAAGGTTCTCACTTTCCTCTGCGTCCATTGCCATTTTAGTAACTGCCGCTCCAACTCCGATAATAGGCACTGTGACACCAAGAGTAAGGCCTTTACCCAACTTGGACATGCTTCCCCCAAGAGAAGTCAGCTTATCTCCCATTGTCTTGGCGGTTTTCTCTGTCTCAAGCTTAGCCTCGTTAAGGCCTTTTTTAAGTTTAGTAAGGTCGGCGCCTATATCAACATAGGTTTCGCCTACATATTTTGACATGCTTTTCGCCTTCCTTTCAGTCTTCGATTTCGTCTACATAAACAAGAGGACCTCTTGGGTTTTCAGCCTCTTCTTTTATTTTCCTTTGGTAGTTTAATATCCAATATGCTTTTTTGGGAGTCAGCCGCCAGAAATCAGCATCAGACATCCCCAGTTCCAATACGAATACATCGTATAATCCCAGATACGCTATTCCTGGTTCTTCGTCTCCGGGTCTTGCTTTTTTGGTTCGTTCTCTCCGGGCGCATCAAGAGGAAGCGCATTCATAAGTGCGATCTGTATAGTCTTCTGACAGCTTATAAAGCCTTTTATATCTATCATTTGAGAAATATCTTTTTCAGTTAAATCGTGTTTTTCATGTTTAGTTCCGGCCCATAGCAGCGTGGCGGTTGTCTTAAAGCTTATTTTTGTTGCCATATCAACTATCTGCTCATATTCGTAGCCGGCTTCTTCCAAAGCGGCAAAAGCCTCCAGGTCGAACCGGAGCTTGTGGTCTTCTTGACCTATCTTTACCGGATATTCATTTACATATATTTTGTTCGCTTCATTTTTAGGCATTTTCCAATCATCCTTCCTTAATAAAAAACGGCCGCCATAAAAAACGACGGCCGCTTATTTAGTTTTTCTGTCTTTTCTCTATGCTGCTTTTGCCGGGGCATCGTCAACATTAGAGATTCCGTTGCTTGCTCCGCCAATAACTACAAGTCTGCAATCATAGGTGTTACCCTCGGTGAGCCCTGTAATAGTTGCCGTAGTGCTTGTTCCGGTTATTGTTCCAAGAGTTGCAGCTGTTACCCATGTTCCTACTGCTGAATCTCTAACCTGAGCTTTGACACTTGTTGCGCCAGTAGGAGCTGTAAAGGTCAGATCAATACCACCATTAGTGGCTGCGCTGACTACTGCTGCTACATCAGCAAGCGGTGTGCCTGGTGCTACAGGAACATAATCCGGATTGGAAAACCAACCGGTTGAGCTATTTACAAGAGCTGTGTTTGTAAGACCTACCGGCAGAAGAACATCATCGCTGTCAACGCGTCTGCGTTTCTTGCCATCATAGTCTCTGTTTAGGCCCTTGAAGTTAAGTTCTCTTTCCTGAGCGCTGATGCTGTTTGATTTGGTCTGAGCATCAAGAGCAGGTTTAGAGAATTTACCTTTGAGTACCCAGATGTACCGGTATTCACCGTTACTCTTCTGAGTTCTGTACCCGAAGGCCAGTTCCGGAGGATTATCGGTTTTATCCTCGTCTATGACCCCACTTGCTGCGTTCTGAGCGACACCAAGTATTGCAGCGTAAACTGCGGGATCTAAATCGGCCAGAGTAACGACTAGGTCGATGTCTCCGTCCTGTGATATTGTGGTATACGCGCCGTCATCTGCATAGTAGACCTGCATCTGTGCATTGGGATTGTAAGCGATCTGCTTGATCCCCTGCATAGCAACTGGTGCTCCGTATACGACTCCTGCGTCTGTATCCTGCGTTAGCAGTGCATAAAAAGCCTTGTCAACGCCAATTCGTGGTAATGGTTTTGGCATGTTATTCTCCCTTCATTACTGTATAATTCTGGACAATCAGAACCCGTCCGTTACTGTCTTCCCCAAGAGGAGTGATTCCGCCATTGGTAAAGACTGCCGCGTAATAAGTCCCATTGATTGTTATTCCTTCCGGACTTTCATCCGAAAACTCATTTCCTATCTTCTGTAGTTGACTCTGAACGTTTCTTAGCGCCGTTCTTGCGATACTCCAGCTTTTTCCCCTGGATCTGACCTGCAGGCCCGGGAACTCAAGTTCTGCCAACAGATCAGGCGGTTGGCCGGAGTACTCATATAGCGTTATGCATTTATCAGGGCTGCTGGGTTCGGATGATATCCGGATATCAGTACCTAATGTACCAACACCTTTTGACTGCAGATATGCAGCAATGTCTTCAAGCATCATTTCTTCAGCCCCTTTCCTACAGCTTTGTATATGAAGTCTTCATATTTTTGTCGGTTCGCCTCAAAAGGCGATTCAAGATATTTAGCGTTTCCGCCCATAGGATGGTTAAGTGCAAGATTCTCATGTTGCGCTAGTGCATACGGCAGCGCATATCCTACCCGGACCCTAAGAGCCTTTGGTGGTTGAAGCTCGGCTCTCTTTCCGTCTATATCCTGGGTAACCGAAGGATCCCCCCCGGGGACATATCCATCTTCATCCAGAACTGCACAGTTGCCTCTAAGATCCCCAGTATCGATTGGAGCCTGGTCTTTGCTGCGTTGCTTTAAATCAAGTCCACTTTTTCTTAGCGCGGTTTTAACTTCATCTCTCACGTTTTCAAGCAATTTCTCAGCTCTCCACTCAAGTGTGAATTTACTCACAGCATCACCTCCCTGTAAGGTGTCAGCCCGGCATACGTAACCACGTCTTCAACAGCAAGCACTTCTCTTCCATCTATCAGGTCTCCGGTACTCACCCCTTCTACTACAATTACAGTAGTGTCAGAGACAATCTCCCGGCCCTCAAGATCCTTTACAAGCTTTTGCTTGCCAAGTTTACGCCCTTTTATTGTTACAGCAGTCGAGTATGTAGGCTTTCCATAGTTGTCACTGCCATTCATCTGTGACCACTGTATGTCCTGTGTCAGATATTTGCAGAGTCTGCTAAGTGATATCATATCCGCCTCCTGCAAGTTTTGAGAGCTGTAACTGGGCTCTCCGAGATTTAATGCATAGTGATAGCATGCCGGAGGATCCAGGCACTATATCCCTGAAAGTTTCTCCCCCGAGTCCTTTAAGGCTGTAGCTTTTGACTACGCCGGTCCGGGCCTCATACTTTTCACTGTCAGCTCCCGGAGAACTAAGCTCCAAAGCCTCAAATGCCTGTGCGATCTTAACTGCTTCCGGAACTTCTTCAGGGGTTCCCCATGAATATGTTCTCGGAAATGAAAGCGCTTGGTCTTCCTCATATCGTTTTCCTGTGAATTTAACAGCCTCTATAGACTGACAAGCATAACGAAGATGAATTTCCTTGACTGAATCAGCCAGATCATCCCATACAACGTACTGTTTATCTGTCGGCAGTATATAGTCGGCAAGATAAGCCTCAGCTTCTACCAGGGTTATGTAACTGTCTGTTCCTACTATCAAGGGCATTTACTTCACCTTCTTCTTATAGCTCCGTTTTACTTTTTCCACAGGTTTTTCAACAGGCTTGATTTCTTCTGCAAACCCCGCATCAATCCATCGTTTTCCGGTTAAACCTGAAACCTCAAGGATATCACCCGGATGCACAGCCTTTTTGTCGTAGCCTGTGTGTATTTTCATCAGGACTTTCATAATGCCCCCTAAGCGACCAGCGTATCAACGCTTGTCTTGTTGGTGACAGCTTTGCCTGCAACTTCTCCTCCGGTTATTGTCAGAGTAGCTGTGTCTTCTGCTGCCCAGGTGCCGGTGTACTCAAGTGTCACAAGTCCTTCTCCGTCTTCCAGTTCTACGCTGGTAGCCGATTCAGCAATGGCAACTACACCGTTCCCGGTAGTATCTTCTGCAACTGCTATGGCAAAGGCTCCGTTTGTCCTTATGGTGTCTCCGGCAGTGTTGACAAGCTTTACTGCGACTTCCCTTGTGAATTTAGCCGCATCACTTGCAATCGCAGCATTAACCACAGCAGCAGAACTGCCGAGTGTTGCCGGAGTTGCAACTAATATAAAATCACCTGAAAGCAATGCCTGGAGATCTTTGCCAATAGAGTTGAGAATTGAACTAAGGCGGGTTCCGTCATCAACGGCACTTACGCCTTCGGCCAAAATATTATAAGTATTTTCAACCATTATCCTTTCTCCCTTCTTCTATCAATGAGATCAAGGCTTCCTTGCTTCTAAGACCTGTTATATCAAGCCCCTCTGCAAGAGCAGTTTCCTTGAGTTCATCAAACTTCAAATCACTGAGAGATTTATCCTCTTCAGGTTCATCAGGAACCGGGACATAACCCCGGTCCTTAAAAATCTGTCTGAACTTATTCTCAGTAACTTCTTTGTAAATTCCCTTACGAGTTATTAACATGATCAATCTCCCTTAAGTTGATTTGCGATGTGAATAGATACCTGCAGTTTTGTTCTCGAGAACAAAAGCATCATGGTAAGCTCTGAAGAAGTAGAGGTATCCATCGGATGACTGGTTGGCATCAGGAGTGATGATCTTGGATACAGTATGCTTAACTGTCTGGAGCACCGCGCTCGGGTGAATCATAAGCATATTCTGATCTTTGCCTGTGGATCCTTCTTTGATGTATCCGCCGGCTTCCTGTCCGCCTGTAGAACCATCATACTGAGTAATCGCGGTATAGAAGCGGGTTTTAGGCATCTTTATGATCTTCATGCCGTCAAACTCTTCAAACCTTCTGTCGAAAGTCTTGTCATTGCCGCTGCCGATTCTTCTGTCGATTGAAGGAGCTGCTTTGAGAAGGTTGTACCAGGCTACGCTGAGGTAGAGGAGTCTTCCTTCTTCAGGAACTTCATCTTCATCCATTTGAGCTGAGGCAACATCGATTGCAGCAAGAACGTTTGCTCCTGTTGTAACATCCGCACCAACTTTGGTGCCTGCGCTTGCTGCATATACAGCCATTCTGTACGCATCGAACTCAGGAACTGTTTTAGTTCTGACGAACTCGCCTGCGAGCATACCGAAAGCTATGTTTGCTGTTTCAATGTTGTCCATTACGTCAACATTGAATTTTCTGCCCCTGTCCTGGGTGAAAGTATGGGTTTCCCATGTGATGGTGGCATCACCGGAAACATATCCGGTGTTTCTGTCATAATCCCCAAGACCCTGAAGGGCCATCTTTGCAATCTTGATTGCATTGGCTTCGTCAGCAGGTTTAATAGCTGAGGCCGGTGCATCCAGGATTGACGTTTTACTTGTAAACTTATAGACCTTGTCAAGTTCGGCAAGGTATTTTGTGATTAATGCTATTGCGTTTGGCATTTATTCTTCCTCCTATTTTGTGGGAGGGGTTCCTCCCCATATTGCGGATACTTCATCCGCAGACAACTCTCCTGCAGGGGGCTTGGTGTCACCAGGGTTTCCGCCGCCGCCTGTGTCTCCGGCAACTTCAAAGAGATAACTGTCGCTTGTCTTAAGTGCTGTAAGCTGGTCTTCAAGTCCAAGCAGCTTATCTCCGTCCAGTGTGATCTTTTCCAAATCCAGCAGGGCCTTTACTGCTTTAGGATTTTTGACCTTATTTGAGGTGAGCTTGCTGTCAAGGCTGAAATCAAAGGTCTGCTTTAAAAGCTTCCCTTCATAATCTTCCTTGGCGGTTTTGTTAGCTGCCTCTAATTCGGTTATCTTGGCTTTTAATTCCTCACTGCTGCCTGCAGTCTTCTTAAGATCCGCAAGCTGCTTCTCCCGGTCATCAATCTGTGTCTTAAGCTCTTTGTTACTATCCTCGAGGGATGTAAACTTAGCTTTTGCCACATATTCACCGTCGGCAAGGTTGGCCAGTTTAACCTTGTCATTGCCTTTTAACTTCTCCTCGAGCTGTTTGAACAGCTCCTCACCTAAAATACTTCTCAAAAATTCCATTATGATTCTCCAATCTAGATTTTTTAAAGCTGGTCTACTCCAGCCGGACGTTCCTTTTGTTCTTTTAAGCCCTGCAAAAACTTTAAAAAAGGGCAATATAAAAGCACCTCTGCAGGTGCTCTATAACTGATTTATACCAGTGATTTATACTATTTTTTCTATTTGTTCTCGCTTTATACCAAAATCAGAAGACCAGTCTTTAGGAGAGCTGCCAAAGTCGACAGCAAAAACATCACCGCCGCCGAATACTTCGACAACAGTGCCTATCCTACCGTCTTTCAACTGTACTCTGTCATACTGCTTAATCTTCAAAATCATTTCTCCTCTTCGATATAGGCTGTTATCAGCCTTGTTTTATCGCCTTCTACTCCCCAGGCCAAGTTTACATTAGCCGGCTTACCCTTAAGCCCGTACAAAACCACTCGCTGTTCGTATTTATCCACATATCCATTATTACCTTTGAAGACTGCCGGATAATCCATTGCGCTTCTTTTTATCTCATTTCGCAACTTCCTGTAAGTGGTTTTATTATACCCGAGCCTGCTGGTAAAGGCAACTCCCTTGGCCCATCCATCAGGGTTGCTTGGGCTAAATATGTAATCCGTGAATTTACTGCTTTCTATAGTTACTTTATCAGCATTTTCAAGAGTTTTTTCAGGATTCTTGATTAAATCCCGGCGCCTTTTATAGTCGAGCTTCCGGATAACGTACTGAGTGGCCATGCTTCTCTTCCAACTTCTCCATATTGACAGTGTAGGCATTTTCTTTGATCCCAAAGTCACATTGTACCTGAGCAGCTGCTGTGAGTCCCTCCAGAGATCCTGCTGCAGCTTCTGCTGCTTGTAATACCGGTCAAGCGTCTCCTTGCTCTGCCCCTGATCATCGAAAGGCCTGTTTGAAAACTCCTTGCTTGCTTTAAGATCCTCTTCTGTTTTCAGCTCGACTATATAGGCTGAGACAGAATGCCTGCAGTTAGGATGTACTGTGTTGTAACCGCTGCTAAAAGCCACTGACAGAGGCGGATAATCTTTGCTATTGCCGCTTATGCTGTATACCCGGCCCTGCAAAGGTCCGCATATCTCACATGTCGGACTGTGTGAGGTCATTTTAACCAGGTCACTGCCTACTGCCTTTGCTTCATTCAGTGATGCAGAATTGGAAGCTTCTCTTGTAGCTGTCCTTGCAACCATCTCCGCATATTTAGCCGGATCATAGTTCCGGCCGTTTATATTTATCTTGCCTTCACCGTTTAGACCGTATATCTCCTCGATTATCCGCTTCTTTGTCTGCTGAATTGTTTCGCCCATCGCAATCTTCTGAGTTATAACCTTCCGGATATTGCTCTTAAGGCTTGCATTAGCAACAGATAACCTGGCTATGTTCTCATCCACCAGAGCTTCTATAGCCCCTTTGTTGAGTGCCATCATGTCGGCATAGCCTATACTGTAAAGAGGTATTCCCCGCCTGTCTGCGTATTTAAACCAGTTGTCTAGGTTTCCCACCGCTTCATCCAGCCAGTAGTTATATTCTTTGGGGAGAGCGCTTTCAACCCAGGCAACTGATCTCTTTTGTAATCTTGCCAGCTCAAAGTTTACTTCTCTAAGCATGGCGCGCTGATAACTGGCCGGAAGCCCGCTTGCTGCCTTTTTGGTTATGGTATTGAAAAGGTCCTGCTGGGCTTTTTTGTATATGTCCACCAGCGCCTGTTCTCTACTCGATAACTTCATCAGTATCATCCTCATTATCATCAACCAGCGTCAGAGTGCCGTTCATTGCCATGTCCTCTTCAGCAATAAATGCAAGCTCTTCTTCAACAGCATCCTCTGTCATTCCGTCATACTGCTTAAGGGCTCTCCTCTGGCTCATTGTAGCTTTGCCGCCTGTCCGAACTGATATAATCTCAGCCGTTTCCTTAGGATCATCAGGCAGACCGTCCTGCCAAGTTATTGTAATGTCCTCAGGCTCAACTCTTGTATAGCCTATCTGGCTTGCGAGGGCTATTGCCTTCTTAAAACCTTTATCAAAGCTATTCCTTACTCTAGTAACCTTTGCAAGCACGTTTATATAAAGCATCCTGAGAGCTGTACCCGAAGGCACCTGCCCGAGCTTTATGTCGCTATTGAATATTGCAACTCCCATTTCAGAAATAGAAGCCAGGTGATTGAGAAGTTTGTCAACCTGCTTGAAGTTGGAATCAAGGTTAGCATCCCAGGTAACATACTCCAAAGGAGGTTCTTCCTGAGACATCCGGGAGTAGTAGTTTCCTGCCTTGAATGTGTATTTGCCGTCCTTGCCTTCTGTTAGCGCTGTCTGTGATCCGGAGACTGTAGGACTGGCATGTACGTCAAGTATCTTGGATATCTGTGCAGTTCTTATCTCAAGCTCTGAGATTATACTGTCAATATCCGCATAGTCATCTATGCCCCACACTGAGTCACTGGTAAGTAGATTGTGTATAGGCACTATTGCAAAGTCATCAAGGCCTGTAGGTATGTTTTCTTTAGATTCAATCAACTTACCTATTGAAGTTCCGGACATATCGTAGGTGTAGGAAGAGTATTTGCCTTTATCATGCACTTTTACATAAAGGCGGCCTTTTGTAACACC